GATGACTTGTTTCAAACATGGCCTTTTGGTAAAATATCATGGGACATATTATTAAAAGGATTTAATGCAAGTTTATAAAAATTTTATAGATCAAGTAAGGTTTGATGATTTAGTCGCCATAATGTCATCACCTCAATTTGCATGGTACTATAATCCTGTATTAGACAAAGAGGATTTAGATCCAAATGTTAAACAAAATTTTCAATTTACTCATACATTTTTTAATTTTAACAGAGTACAATCTGAGTATTTTGATTTGCTAACACCTATCTTTATAAAGATAAAACCTATTGCATTAGTAAGAGTTAAGGCTAACTTACTTCTTAATACCGATAAAATAGTTGAGCACGGTATGCATGTAGATTTTAAAAACCCCAAAGTTACAACAGGTATCTTTTATATAAATACTAACAATGGTTACACTAAATTTGAAGATGGTAAAAAAATTAAAAGCATTCAGAATCAATATATAGAGTTTGATTCACAGCTTAAACACACAGGTACAAGTTGCACTGATGCAGAAAAAAGACTTGTTATAAATTTTAATTATATTAAGTGACAATAGTAGAACGATTCTCCAAACACTTAACCGCTATAGAATATCCAAAAGAAAAAACTTCTTGGAACATAGCGGGCATAATAAAAGGACAAAATGCTTTTTACAGATTTGACGTTAGAGATATGTTTACATTACCTGATAAGGGACCTGTTCAAAGTGGGCATCTCAATTCACAAGCTCAAAAAATGGTTCTTGAAGGTAAAAAAGAATGGCTTATTTTAGATCTTGAAGAGCTTCATAAACATATACGCAGAGAAAAGAAGACCGAAGTATACATAAACGATTTGATCTCAGATCTAGAATGGACTATATTTTTGACAAAAAAATAGTATAGTGGGGAGATATGGCATTAAAAAAAGTAAAATTTCAACCAGGCTTTGATAAACAAGGAACTCCCGCTGCCGCTCCAGGTAAGTGGGTAGATGGAGACTTTGTTAGATTTAGATATGGCATCCCTGAAAAGACTGGGGGTTGGCAACAGTTAACCAATGATCAAAATACTTTGCCTGGTGTTGCGAGAGCTCAACACACATGGACATCTTTAGCTGGAGAGAAGTATGCAGCTATAGGAACGTCACAAGGTTTATTCTTATATTATGGTGGTGCTTTTTATGACATTTCACCTTTGGATTCAGCCATAGCGGGAACAGGAACTTTTACAACTTCAGCAGCAGCTGGTGCTACAGTAACCATTAATAAAACTGGACATGGCTTAGAAGCAGGAAGATACATTACTTTATCCTCTGTCTCTATGGGATCTAACACAACGTTGACAGCTGATGATTTTACTACTTACGCTTTTGAAGTTTTAACCACAGCAACTAATTCTTTTACTATTAGTCTAACTAACCCTGCAGCTGGTGTTACAACAACAGAGAACAATGGAACAGGAATGGCTGCGGGTGGATCTTGCACCATTAATCCTTACGCTGTTATTGGACCCACAACTCAAACTCTTGGTTATGGTTGGGGCACATATCTTTGGGGAAACTCTACATGGGGTACAGAACGAGCAACTTCTAATGTTATTTTAGAACCAGGTAATTGGTCGTTAGATAATTTTGGAGAAACTTTAGTAGCTACAATAGCTAACGGTAAATCTTTTACTTGGGATGCTGGAGCTACAAACGCTAGAACAATAAGAGCTGCTCTCATGACGGGAGCTCCTACAGCTTCACGATTAACCATTGTATCTGAAAAAGACAGACACTTATTTCATTTAGGAACAGAGACAACAATTGGAAATACTTCTACGCAAGATCCAATGTTTATTAGATTCTCTGATCAAGAGTCAACATCTGTATATCAACCAACAGCTATCAACACAGCAGGAACATTTCAATTAGATAAAGGAAACAAAATTGTAGCTGCGGTTCAAGGTAAGGATTATATTCTAATTTTAACAGATCAAGCAGCTTATGTTGCTCAATTTGTTGGACCCCCATTTACATTTAGTATTAGACAAGTAGGAACCAATTGTGGTTGTCTTGGACAACACGCTGTATCTTTTGCACAGGGCTCAGTATTTTGGATGGGTGTATCAGGAGGCTTTTTTCAATTCGACGGTACCGTTAAACAATTACCTTGTTTAGTTGAAGATTTTGTATTTACTACAGGTGATGGAAACTTGGGTTTAAACTTCAATGCTAGTGAAATTGTTTATTCAGGTCATAATAGTTTGTACACAGAAGTAAATTGGTTTTATCCAAAATCAGGATCTACACAAATTGATAGAATTGTTACTTATAATTATGGTGAAGCAAGTTGGTACACAGGATCTTTAGATCGAACAACATATCAAGATGCCGATGTTTTTACAGCACCTTATGCAACCGATTACATACCAAAAGATCAAAGCGGAACTAATGACCCGTCTGACGTTCCTTTATTTCCTATATCAGGAATTACTAATACTTATGGGTCTACCGTCTATTACGTCCACGATATAGGCACAGATCAAATTAACAGCACAGGTACAAGTGCCATTGCTGCGTTTATTAGATCCTCTGACTTTGATATTGATGACGGAGAATTTATAATGTCAATGAGAAGATTTATTCCTGACTATAAACAAATTGTAGGTAACTCAAAAATTTCATTGTTTATAAGTGACTTTCCTTCTGAGACTCAAACTGTTTCACCGTTAGGACCATTTACAATTACCAGTACTACAAAGAAAATAGATACTCGAGCAAGAGGAAGATTGCTTAGTGTAAAAATAGAAAATGAATCAGTGGGAGAGACTTGGAGATATGGATCTTTAAGACTTGATGCACAACCTGATGGTAGAAGATAGTGACTAAAATTACATCATATATACCAGAACCTACACCAGATTATAATCCACAAAATCAAAGACAAATTTTAGAATCCTTGACAACAATGAAGCAACAGCTTAATACTACATTCTTGAATGAACAAAAGGAAGAACTAGAAAGGTTTAATTTTTTCAATGGCTAATATTTATCTCAACGCTAAAAAAGATTTAACAGATACAAACCTTACAACTCTGTATACATGTCCCTCTAATTCTAGAGCTATTGTAAAATCTTTGTTAGTAACTGAAGATGCTAACTCAGGGACAGAAATTAATATTACATTGGTTGATTCTTCTGCAGCCATATTTAATATTGTTAAAGATAAAACTATATCAGCTAAAGCTACAGAACAAATTCTTACAGAACCATTAATTATGATGGAAGGTGAAATCCTAAAAGTTCAAGCAACTCAAGCAAATGAGTTATTTGCAATAGCGTCAATTTTAGAAATGAATAGAGATGACAACTAAGATAAAATGCGAAACTGTTTATACGTGGCGTAACACGAAAACAGGAGAAGTTTTTAAAGAAGAGAAAGCAGGACCCGATATTGTAAAAGACTGTACAGTAAAGGTAGATCCAAAAGGACTAGAAATAATACAGAAAGTAATGCAACAACAGAATGATAAACCAAAATCCTAAAGGTGGGACTGAACTACAATTAGAATACCTATCTAAATACGTTGATAAAGACTTATTAGACAAAGTACAGATTACAACATCTGTGCCTGAAAAGATTCCATTACATCCAACTAAACCGAATGTATTATGGCAAAAGAATTCTTGGGATCAGCCCAATATCTACCCCTGGTTTAATGATCCCAAGAATACCAACAAATACGATATGTACGTATTTAATTCTCATTGGAACTTAGAACAATTTCGTAAAGTATTTAAGATGCCTTTAGATAAATGTACTGTAATTAAAAATGGTATTGATGAAATACCTATGAGAAAACCTTATCAAAAAGGTGAGCCCATAAAGCTTATTCATCATTGCACTCCTTGGAGAGGACTATCTGTATTGCTTGGTGCTATGCAACTTGTAAAGAGTGATGTAACTCTAGATGTATATTCTAGCTGTGAAGTATATGGAAAAGAATTTGCTGAAAAGAATGATCCTCAGTATCAAGGTTTATATGATCAAGCTAAATTATTAAAGAATGTAAATTACATAGGATACAAACCTAATAGTTATATTAAAGAACATTTAAAAGATTATCATATGTTTGTTTACCCAAGTATCTGGGAAGAGACTTCTTGCATCTCGGCCATTGAATCTATGGCTGCGGGTCTTTACTGTGTGCTCACGGACTTCGGAGCTCTTTATGAAACTTGCGCTGAATATGCTTTGTACATTCCTTTTGATAATAACTACAAAGCTTTATCTCAAAAATTTGCTTACGCTATTGATGCGGTCGTACCAACACTATCCGACCCTTCCTTACATGAACATTTAATGTTACAATCAGAATACGCAAGAAAGTATTATGGTTGGTCTAAGCAAGCTGTCAACTGGAAACGAACATTGGAAGGATTACTAAATGCAAAATAATGAACCTATATGGTTTGGTGAAGGTGTAGAAACAATAGACCTAACGAAAAAATCTACGATGATAAACCCTAAATATAAAATTATGGTATGCACCCCTATGCATGGTGGAGCAAGTATTCATTATGTACAAGCTATGCTTAAATTTCAACAAGCCTGTATCATAAATAATATTGTAGTCAGCTTTACTTTACTTAAATCATCACTTGTTCAACAAGGAAGAAATTTATGTGTGGCTGATTTTATTGGCCATAAAGATAACTATACTCATCTTTTATTTATAGACTCAGATATTGATTTTCAACACAAGACTATTTTTACGATGTTGGAGAAAGACAAGGATATCGTAGCTTGTCCCTATCCTATGAAGTTTATAGATTGGGATAAGATGTTTAGAAAGCTTCAAAGACATGGGGCTAAAGATGCTGATTATATGTCTAAGTTAGGTTTTACTTTTCCAATTAAAATGAAAGATCCTAAGAAGTTTAATGTGGAAGAAGGATTAGTAGAAGTTACACACGCTCCCACAGGATGTATGCTAATTAAAAGAAGTGTTATTGAAAAGATGATAGAGGCTCATCCAGAATTAGAGATCTATCAACCTACGTTTATCAATGGTAAAGAAACCAAAAAACCTAATATGTATAATTTATTTGAGTGTTTACATGACCCTAAAACTAAAAGATATTTTGGAGAAGACTTTGGCTTTTGTCAAAGATGGTTGGAAATGGGCGGTAAAACTTATCTTTATGTGTTAGACTACATTACCCATGTAGGAGATCATCAGTATTGTGGTCGTTTTTGGGATGAACTAACGGGCCTCAAAACAGTTGACCCTGTTAAAAAAATCAAATAAAGTCTTATATTACAGGATTCTGCGCCTGCCTAACAATTAATTTAACGGAAATTATGGCTATATCAAGATCACAAATGCAAAGACAATTACAGAATCGGGGAGGTATTACTAACCTTTCACCGAGACAAAACTTTGGTTTAGGTAGTTCTCTTAAAAAATTTGCACGTAAAATTATACCTAACGAAGTTTCAAAAGTAGCCACAGCAGCAGCCCCCTTTGTTGCACCGTTTAATCCTGCATTAGCAGGAGCTATGGCAGGCATAGGATCTTTTGATCAAACAGGAAGTTTAAGTGATGCATTTAAATCAGGTGCATTAACTTATGGAGGAGGACAAGCAGCTAGATATATTGGTGGTGCAGGTTTTCAAGGTAATCCTTTTGCATCAGGTGGTGCATTTACTCCAGCAGGTTTTACAGCAGGTTTTAGTTCACCAGTAGGAACTGATACTGGTTTAGGTAAATTATTTTCAAAACCTAATGCACCTATATCTGAAGTTCAACCTTTAGGTTATGAGGGTAGCGAAGTAGCTTTAACAAGTGGATCTCCAGTAGACTTAGGAGCAGACACCTTTACTGAAAACATGGTTTTTAAAGATAGTATAGTACCGACAAGTTTAAATGACTATCAAGGCACAAAACAAGTTGTAGACTCAGTAAAAGAAAATGTGTTCCAAAGAATAATGAAAGATCCAAGTGTATCTAATATAGGTAGTGAAGCTTTGAACGCTGCTAAGAAAGCAGGTAAAGCTATCTTCTTTGATAAGGATGGTGATCTAGATAAAAATATTTTATTAGGCACGATTGCTTTTGCTGCTAGTTATGCAGAAGCAGCATCTATAGCTAATGAGGCAGGTGTAGATTTAACTGAGGCAGAATATGATGAAGCAAGAAAAGCAGAAAAACAAGAACAGTATGCAAGTGATTTACAAAACTTTTTTGGCGGAAGAAAAGATGGCGGTCGAATAGGATTTCAAAACGGTAGTTTAGATGTAGAAGCTTTAATGGAAAATATTAAAAAATATCCTGAGAAGGTAAATGAAATTACAGACTTTGAGGTTGGTATCTTTGAACCTAATGAGCCAACAGATTTAGGACCCTACCCAATGGATGATGAAACTCAAGAAGAAAAAGAAGCAGAGATGCAAAAAGAATTAGCAGGTGAATTTGGCCTATACGATATGATAGATTTGGAGAAACCATCCGGAGAGGAAAATACTCCTTCACAAAAAATTATAGATATGCAGATAGAGTCAATTGAAAATATGTTAGATGCAGGAAAAGATGATAGAGAAGAAATTATATTTACTACTGGAGCTTCACCAAATTTAGTAGACCTTGTAATAAAACGAAGAACTAAAGAAGCTGACGGTGGCAGAATAGGATTTAGCAACGGTACTCTTAATTTAGACTCAAAAGCAAAAAAACATCTTAGAATGGTTTTCAAACAAAAAGGCGCTAATCCAGATGGATTATCTTTTAACGAATGGGTTCCTTTAAATTTTGAATGGGCTTTAGGATTTAAAGACGGTGGCAGAATAGGTTTAAGAGAAGGAACTGGTAGTAAAAAGAAATATGGCACGGGTATCCTGTCAGGAGTAAAACAAATAGATCCTTTACAATCAGGTCTTAATGAATTGAAATCAGGCGGAGGAGGTATACCTATGTTAACCTTTAGTAGACTAGAAAAATCTTTCTTATTTAAAAATTTAGCTAAATTAGGTGGAGCAGATAGATCTTTTACAATGCCTCAACTATATAAAATATTAAGTAACCCAAGTAAATTTCCTAAAGATGCTGCAGCATTAAAAGCTTTTTTAAAAGTTAAAGGTTATCAAAAAGGTGGAGATGTAGGAACAGCACCTGAAGTACCTGTAAGAACAAATGCAGCTGGAGTTAAAGAATTAGATTATAGACAATCAGGTGGCTTTGTACCTGTAGGAGTTAAAGAAAAAGCAGATGATGTCCCAGCGATGTTATCTAAAAATGAGTTTGTTTTAACCGCTGATGCCGTTAGAGGTATAGGCGGAGGCAGTGTTGAAAAAGGCTCAGAAAAGTTATACAACGTAATGAAACAAGCAGAACAGGTAGGTAAAGCATAATGGCAACAACATACGAAACACTTAGTAGACGAGCACCCTTTTTAGAAGCAGCTCAAGAAGAATACATAGATTTATTAACCAAACAGGTAGGTAGAGCGCCTGGTACAACGGGTGTACCTACATTGTCTGAATTAGGTCCACAGATAGCAGGTCAGAATGTTTTAACTCAACAAGCCCAACAAGCGGCGGCCACACAAGCGGGTTTAGGTCAATTAACTTTTGGAACAGAGGGACAATTAACAGGAGCTGGCACAGGCACAGGTGTAGCCGGATTTCAACCTTTCTTAGATCAAGCAGCAGCTTATTCAGGACCAACAGCTTACCAAGCTTTTATGTCTCCGTATCAACAACAAGTTCTTGATACAACATTAGCAGAGTTTGATGTCCAGGCAGCAAAAGGTATACCAGCAATTCAAGCTCAAGCGATTGGTGCTGGAGCCTTTGGTGGTGGACGAGAAGGAGTTGCATTAGCTGAGTATCAAGCAGGTTCAGATAGAAACAGAGCAGCATTACAAGCTCAATTATTACAACAAGGATTTTCACAAGCTAACCAATTAGCAGGTCAAGCTTTTGCACAACAAAGAGGATTAGCATCTTTACAACCATCTTTAATTGCAGCTAACGTTCAACAATTAGGTGCAGCAGGTACAGGCGGATTAGCTTACAACCAAGCATTATTAGATGCTCAACAGCAACAAGCGCAGTTAGCTTATCAAGAACCTATCAATAGATTAAATGTTTTAGGTTCAGGGTTAGCCTCTCAAGCTGGCGGTGTGCCAATCTCAACTCAAACTGTACAACAAGGTGGTGCAGCTGGAGGTGGACCATTATCACAAGCTCTTTCAACAGGCTTACAAGCTTATGGTTTAGGAACAATATTTGGAGGTAAATAATGATTTTTAAAAGACCCTCTTTTAGACGCGGTGGTAATTCAGGCATAGCTTCTATAGGTGGTGGAACTATTCGAGGAAACCCTATGGGAAGTAGAACAGGTTTTGCTTTTCCTGGAATGGAATACTACGGTGAAAAACCTACTATAAGAACAAATCTACCTCTATCAACTCCTTTTGGAAATTTTATGAGAGGAGCTGTTTCTTATGGTGCACCCATAGCAGCTCAGGCAGGCCTAGCCTATCTTAACAGACCTAAAACTACTAAAGCATTAAAATATATGAAAGAAATGAGTGGAAAAGGTATAATGGATGAAACATCTGCATTAGATTATGAAGATTATGCAAAAACACTTCTTGAAAAAGAAAAAGAAGGAGATCCAATTAGTTTTACTGATGCTTTCTTTTTAGATCCTGAAACAGGAACCTATCCTAAAATATTAGGAAGAACTAAAGATATAAAAAAGCGTGCAGAAATAGAAAAACAAAAGAAAATAAAAGAAGAACTAGATAAACCTTCAATGTCAGGAGATCCCACTCAGTTTACAGGTGAGGATAAACTTACTGATTTTGAAGCAATAAAAGCGGCTCAAGGACCTGAAAAATCTGAAATAGATATTACTGAAGAAAGTTCTATTACTTTAGATCCTAAAGCAGAAATTGAAAAAGAAGCAAAATTTTTAAAAGAACTATTACAAAATGAAAGTCTTACAAGAGGAGAGAACGCTTTAATAATAGCAGAAGCTATTAAAGGAGGCGGTTCATTAAGTGAGAAAATATCTAAAGCTGCAGATCTAGCTTTACCAACTATTAAAAGAAGAGATAAACAAGATAAGGCAATTACTTTAAAAGCTTATGAAAACTTTAAACGAAAAGAATTAGAACAGACTAAGGCAAATAAACCAACTCCCGAAATGCGAAACATTAGAACAATTGCTGAAGCTAGAAAAAGACAAAACAATGATAAGAGACCATTAACTGTTATTATGGATGAGGTAATTATTGAACAACAAGGCGGTAAAGAAGGAACTAAAATAGTAACAGCTGCAGCCAAAGAGATCATAGATGTAACAAGCAGCATTGATAAGCAAAGAGGTTTATTAGCAGTTGAACAAGGTAAGAAAAAACCTAACGCAGATAGAATTAAAAAAATAGAAGAAAATATTAGAAAACTTCAAAAAGAACTAGGGAGATATGCTACGTTTGAAGGTTTTGATAAAATATACAGAGGTTATAGAAAAGAATATTTAGCTGATGGTGGTAGAGTAAATAGAGCAAACGGTTCACCAATAGAAGGAGAAACGATGGAGGTAGCAGAAACAATTGCTAATACACCAGGTGCTCCTACTCCTGAAAAACAAGTTCTTAAGTTGTCTTACGCTGAGTTAAGAAATAAATTACCAAAAGAAATAACAGATGATGTTGTTGAGCTATTAGCAAACAGCACGGAGGCATTACAAGACTTTGCTTACATTACAACACAAGATGATGTAGGTAACTTTAATATTAAATATGGAGTCAACTTAGTCATTCCTCCAACAACCGCATAGGAGAAACATGGCTTTTGAATCATTTAAAGGCTTCAGTCAAAATCAAGTAGAACAGCCACGAGGCTCAGACGTTGGCTTTACAGATTATCTTATAGATCTTCCTGTTGGCGCAGTTGCAGGTTTAAGTCAAGCTGTACAAGGTTTGGTATCTTTAGGTGCAATGCCTATTGATTATCTTGCTGATACAGATCTTCTTACGAAAATAAATGAAGTCTTTGATACAATTACTCCTGATACTAAAACAGCTGTCGGAGATATCACATCAGTTATTGCACAGTTTGGTATTCCGTTTGGTGCAGCCGTAAAGATAGCAGGCGGTATTACAAAATTAAAAGGTATAAGCACCATGACTCAATTAGGTTCTTTACCTACCAAAGCAGCTAAGGGAGCAGAGCTTGTAAAGAGAGCCGGTTACTTTGGAACAATAGGTGGTCTTACTGATTTTGCTGTATCAACACCCGATAAACTTGGAACACTTTCAGACTTAACAGGTCTTACACAACGAACAGATCTATCAGGATTAAGTGGTAGAGACAGAGCAGTTGAAACATTAAAAGGAAAATTAAAATTTGGTGCTGAAGGTGCATTGATTGGAGGTGCTGTTCCTTTATTACCAACAGCAGCAGCTATTGGATTTAAATATGGTATTATACCTGGCGCAAAAGTTGTAGGTACAGTAGGTGGTAAAGCATTAGAGTATGTAGTAGATAAACCTTTAACATTAGCTATTAACACTATTGTAGGTAAAAACGAAAAAAGTATTTTACAACAGTCATTAATTAAATCAGGATCACTTCTTAAAAAAGGCGCAGAGAAAGCAGGACTGGCAGGTGATTGGAGACACAGACCTATAGAGAGTGGTGCTATATCTCTTGTTAAAAGAAATTTAACTAGATTGGCAGATCAATTTAAATCAGCTAGAGGATTAACAGGTGAATTAAAATCTGTGCAAGACTCAGCAATAACTAAAGTAGCTGGTCAAGAAAAAACTTTAAAAAATATTGCGGGTCAAATAGAAGATGTGCAAAGAAATATTGTTAAAGATTTTAAAATTAAATTTGATAGCGGTGAATCTATTTTAAAACTACAAGTAGAAAATAGTAAAATAAAAGATTTTATCTTAGCTTCCGGTAAAGCTGCAGATGACATATTAGAAACCATTCCTAAAGAAGCAAGAGCAAACGCAAAAAAACTAAAAGAAATTATTATAAAAACAAACGACAAATATAAAATTTTTGGTGCAGATCTTAAGAAGATGGCTATGTTAGATTATGATAGCTATACAAAACAAAGGTTTGGTGCTTTTAATAATAAAAAATTTAGATTTAATCCTTTATTAGAAAACAAAACATTTGATTTTTTTAAAACACAAATGAAAAAGAATCCTGAAGTTATGGCACCTTTAATTAAAGCTGCGGGAGGTAATGCAAAACAATTAGATACACTATTAAGTCAACAGGCTAAAAATAAATTACTTAATTTTAAAAGCACTGTTATTCAAGATAATTTAAATCCTGCCACTATATTTAATTATATAGCTAAAGCTTCTGACGTAGATCCTAAAGCTGTAATGGGAGGAACAGAAACTGTTCCTGATGTAATTAAAAAAATATTATCTGTTGAAGAAGGTAGAACAGCAGGCGAGTTAATTAAAAAAGGAGCTAAAGATGCTTCGGGTAAATTAATTACGAAAGATGTTGAAACTTTTAATTCTTTAGGTGCAGGTCTTGATGTTGTTTTAAATCAAAGTAAACAAATGTATGGTAAGGCTGCGTTTGATGATTACATTAAAACAGGTTTAAATACAGTAGCCAATCCAAGAGGATTAATACACACAGCAGAATCAATCGCTAGATTAAATTTAAGAGATGGTCCAGGTAATATGGTCAATCTTAAGAACATAGCGGCTAGAGAAAAATTACCTGACGCTGTTACAACAAGTGAAATATTTAATGGTAATTACTTTGCAGCACCTGAGATAGCAAATGCTTTAGTAGGAGCAAAAGAAATTACAAGTAGTTTATACAGCGTACCTTTTTACAAATCATTTATGGCATTAAAAGCAGGAGCACAGATCTCTAAAACTATTTTATCTCCAATGACACAGATAAGAAACTTTACAACAGCTTCTATGTTTCCACTTGCAAACGGTCTTATTGGAGGTCGAATAGGATTTAAAGATGCATGGGGTTTAACAATTGGAGATATCTTTCAAGGTGCAAAATCTACTCCTGAAAAAATAGCAAAGATTGAAAGACTTATTGAGCGTGGAGTTATTGATCAAAACATAAACGTCCAAGAGATGAGAAGAGTTTTAGAAGCAACTAAAGATGGAAAAATAAGTTTTAATAAAATGATGAACACACCTGTCATGCAAAAACTTACAGACATCTATCAAGGTGCTGATAACTTTTGGAAAATATACACAGATAACTTTTATCAAGGCAGTTTAAAATCTGCTTTTGGTGATCCTGAAGCTATAATCACAGGAGCAAAAGCAGGAACTCAAGCAGCTAAAAATGCAGATACATTTTTTAAAAACTATGATGATTGGTTTCAAACAATAGCGGGTAGAAAATTAGATAGAGTTAATCCTTTATCGGGTTTACCAAAAACACCAAAAGAAATAGCTGAAGAAGCATCTGCTTATTTAGTTACCAACACTGTACCAACTTATAGTAAAGTACCATTAATTATTGAAAACGTTAGAAACTTACCACTAGGTAACTTCGTAGCGTTTCCTGCTGAGATATTAAGAACAACATCAAATATTGTGTCGATAGGTGCAAGAGAACTTACAAGCACAAATCCTTTTATTCGACAAATGGGTGCAAGAAGATTAGTTGGTGTGTCTTCAGTTTTAGGAGGCATTGGCTACACAACTAAAAAAGGTGCACAATATTTAACAGGAGTAGACGATGATACTATGGATTCTTTTCAAAGATCTTTTGCTCCACCGTATCAAAAAAACTCAACGTTAATACCTATGTCATCGCCAGATGAAAATGGTAAATTTAAATATTATAATTTTTCATACTCTAATCCTTATGACACTTTAGTTGCGCCTGCGAACGCCGTGTTAGCAGCTTTTAGTGAAGGAAGATTAAAAAAAGATAATGTAACTTCTATTGTTATGGATGCTTTGTTCGGCGGTGCTATAGATCCTAATAAGAGAAAAGGTGCTATCACAGAATTTTTACAACCCTTCATTACAGAGTCTATTGGTACCGAGAGAGCATTTGACGTAACTGTAAGAGGGGGTAGAGACTCCAGAGGTAAAGTAATTTACTATCCACAAGATGGTGCTGATGTAATTATTGCAAAATCATTAAATCATATTTTAGGTGGTTTATCTCCAGGTGCGGTAACATCTTCTGCAAGAATATGGGATGGTGCTACAGGAAGATTTAGTGACTATGGAACTCAAAAAGACATGAGTGATGAAGTTGTGGCTTTATTCTCAGGAGTTAGAGTTGAAGAAGCAAAACCTTTAGCAAGTGTTCCTTTCATTCTTACATCATACAATAAAGATAAAAGTAATATGAGAAGTAAATTTTCAAGAAAAGCATATTCTGCTAGAACTTCACCTGAAGAAAAACTAGGAGCTTACTCACAATATGTTGTAGAGAGTTATGACTCTCAAAATAGAATGTTTCAAACAATTCAAGATGCACAAAGTTTAGGTATTGGTGAGAGGGAATTAAAACAATTATTTGAAAAAAGATTAACTAAAACAGAAATAAAAGCATTATTTAGAGGTGAGTTTAAACCACCAACTTATAGTAAAGATGCATTTAATTCTACAGTTGAAAGACTTGAAGTTGATAGCCCACTTGAGGCTGGAAAAATAGACGAACAAAATGATATAGTTATGGATATTTTTAATGATGTACAAAAAGATCTTAAAAAATTTAGTCTAGGTTTACCTTTAGAATCTATACAAAGTGAGCTTGATGAAATATTAACTCCAGGTGTAGAAGAAACAAGAGATCTTAGAAGTGATTTAGTTGCACCAACAACAGGTATCGAACAAGTTGCTGAGTTACCTCCCCCTCCACAAATAGGAGCACCGGTAAATCAACAAGTGGCTGCCGCAGGTAACAGTGTAGGCAATCAATTTAATTTATTTGCTAATAACCCTAACGCGAGAATATTATTTCCATTTGGATAGATTATGATTAAACCAATACAAGGATTAGAAGAGATATATCAAAGTAAATTTTTTTCTCCTGTGAGAACAGGAGTAAATTTCATTGGTAAAAATTTAACAGGTTTACCTTTGGTGGGAACAATAGCATCAGGTATAGGATCTATGTTTCAACCCATGTCTCCAAGAGATCAACTTATGCAATCACAATTTTCTGTCGGTGCTAATCCACAATTAGTTCAAACATACGGAGATAATCGTATAGGAGGTTCATCAATTCAAGATCCTTACGGTATTAATACAGTTTCTTTTGCAGGAAATTATCCAGTTTATGCAGCTGATAAAGTTGCACAGCTAGCAGCCAAAGGAAACCTAACACCATTTCAACAACAAAAATTAGATTTCTATCAAAACGTTATTGATGAAGAATCAGCAAGAATAGATAGAGATTATCCAGGCGGAACAACATTTGATTTCGCTGATTATGAACAAGACACAGGAGGAGATGTAGGAGGAGCTTCAACAGCATCAACAGCAGGAGATGCACCAGGATATGAAGGCCCTTCACCTTTTTAATTATGAAAACAAATGCATTACAAAAAATAGAGGATCATGAAAAACTCTGCAGAATTATGCAGAAGCAAACTCATGACAAGATTCATAAATTAGAAAATCAAATTACTAGAGTAGAAAGAATATTATTGGTATCTATGGGAGCAGTCATTACAGGTATGGGTGGTGTTATTTTAGTTCTCTTACAAAAACTTTAAATCCAATCTTTTAATTCTTCACCCATAATTTGATTAGCAATATTTATTTTTTTACGTAAAGCTTTTACAATTCTTTCATCAACAGTCTTTTCACAAATAATATCTACATAAGTCATTTTTCTTTTTTGGCCTATACGATTAATTCTAGCTTCTGATTGTGTTCTTTTCTCAAGATCATAACCATTAGAATAATAAACCATAGTGTCAGCTTCGGTTAATGTAATACCATAACCACCCGTTTGAGGTGTTCCAATAATAAATCTAACTTCGCTTTTGGGATCTTGAATTTGTTTTATAGCTTTTTGTCTATCGTCTGTAGACGTATCACCATAGTAAGTAACATAAGACTTATCCCCAAATGTTTTTTTAACATGTTTAACTATTGTTGCTATATCGTTCCTCCAATGTGCCCATATTACAACTTTACCCTGTGCTTCGTTTAACACATCAATCAAAGCGTTGACTCGATCATTTTTAATCTCAGTAACTTTTCCTGTGTCAGATTTAAAATGTCCACATGTAATTTGTTGTAGACGCATTAGCTGTACCAATGCTGTGGCCGTACTCATCGTTTCTCCATCTTGAATAGCCAAAGCCATTCTTTTCATCTGATCATATAATTTTTGTTGTTCAGGTGTAAGCTGTATAATTCTTTTTTGATAAGTATAAGCAGGCAGATCTAAACAATCTTCTTTTAATACACGATAAGAAAAAGGTTTAATTTTCTCTGATAGTTCTTCTAGGTTTTTATACCCCACTACAATCTGTACGGATCGTCCACCAAAATTAGCTGTAGCCATTTTGGCGTAACGGGTTCTAAACGTGTAGTAAGATGAATGGCCTAACAACCAAGGATCAAGGAACTCACATTGTTTATATAAATCTAATGGGGATTTAGTTACAGGAGATCCTGTAAGTATTCTTCTATACTTGGACATCTCACCAAGCTTCACAATATTTTTAGTTCTTTTTGCATCAGGGTTTTTAATAGTAGTTGATTCATCTATAGCCATTAATGTGCTGTGAGAGTTCAAAAATTTTTCTGCAAACTCTACACCTTTTGATGTACTAAAAGCTTCTACATTCATAATTAAAATGTGCAGATCTTCACCTGTTTTAAATAAGCTATTTAATAATAATTTTTGTTTTTGGCTTTGAGTTGCTTTCCATAGCACTGTATTATTTTCTATGTGATCAGGTAAATGAGTTGGTATCTCACTATCAAACCAATTTTTATACACACCTTTTGGTGCTATTAACAAGGCTCCGTTGATCTTACCTTTATCATAAAGCATAGCAATATTATCAAGAAGTACCTTAGATTTACCGGTACCCATTTCCATAAAGTACGCGAATACCTCTTTATTCCAAGACATTTCTAATGCCTCAAGCTGATGCCCATAAGGCTTTGTTTTAAATCTATAATTCATTTTTCTTTCTTGCAATGTCTTACAATAATTATTATAACTAGTCAAGAAAGGTTATGGAATGTTAGGATCTATAAACACACCTATAAACAAAGGTGTATCTTCAGTAGTCTATGTAATACAAGAACTACCTGGAACTAGAATGGGAGCTCCAAAATTCAATATTATGGGGGCAAGCAGGTATGGTAATATAGTAACACTATTACCTGAGAACTCACAGATTATATTATCACCAGGCCCATTAATTTATAAATTAAGAAAATTATTAAAAGACTATAAATCCACAGACTATTTATTATTGACAGGAGATCCTGCAATTATAGGTGCAGCGTGTTCTATAGTTTCTGATCTTACAAATGGTAGATTCAATCTATTAAAATGGGATAGACAAGAAAAAATGTACTATCCAATAGAAATCAATCTATACGAGAAAGGTGAGATTGAAGAAAAATCTTGACATAGGATATTAATCCATTATATATAACCCTATGAAAGGAGAAAATAAAAATGATAAATCTCGAGGAAGACAAGTTAGAGTCGTTAGCAAATGTTAATGACGCTAAATCTTTATCTGCGCAATGTGTAAAACTTCAGGCAACTGAAACAGATCTCAAAGCTGCAGAAGAACAAGTCAAAAAACTAAAAAAAGAGGTAGACCATTTATCTGGTGAAGTCATCCCAACGATGATGCAAGAGATGAATTTATCTACTTTAAAATTAGCAGACGGTTCCGCTGTTGAAGTGAAACCCGTCTACGGTGCTTCTATTCCTATTGCAAAAAAGGAAGAGGCATTTAACTGGCTTCGTAGTAATGGCCTAGGGGACCTTATTAAAAATGAGGTAACCGTTTCCTTCGGTCGTAACGAAGATAACAAGGCGGCAGAATATGCTGACCTTGCACAAGGTCAAGGGTATCAACCTGTCCAGAAATTAAAGGTTGAACCTATGACACTTAAAGCATTGGTTAGGGAGCGTATCGAAGCTGGACAAGATATGCCCTCTGACCTATTTAACGTGTTCGCAGGAAACAGAACAAAAATAACAAGGAAATAAGAAAAATGAGCAAAGAACAGCTAATGAAAAAGACTAGTGCAGGTGCACTAGCCGTATCTAACCTAGAGGCAGATGCGAATATGGGAATGGGAAACATAACTCAAGAAGATCTTGCGTTACCATTTCTTAAGATCCTTGGACAACTTTCACCGGAAGTTAACAAACGAGACGGTAAGTATGTCGAAGGGGCAACACCTGGCATGATCTACAATACAGTTACAGGTGATTTGTTTGATGGTGAGAAAGGTATTCAAGTAATACCTTGTTACTACAAACTAGAGTATGTTGAATGGAAAGACAGAGGTAAGGATGGATCGGGAGCTCCGGTGAACATTTATCCTTCTTCAAGTGATATACTTTCAAAAACAACTAGGGGTGGGGACTTCAAAGATAGATTACCAAACGGTAATTATATTGAGAAGACTGCACAACATTTTGTTATTGTTAGTGGAGACTCTCCAGCAACAGCGTTGATCGCTATGAAATCTACTCAGTTAAAAACTAGTAGAACTTGGAATAGTATGATTCAACAAATTAAGCTGAAAGGTAAAGATGGAAAACTCTTTACTCCAGCTGCGTTTAGTCATCAATATCATCTAAAAACTGTGCAACAGTCTAACGACAAAGGCACATGGTTTGGATGGTCCGTAAGTAAAATCGGAACTGTGCAAGATGGTGCTCTTTACCAACAAGCCAAAGCGTTTGCGACTAGCATTTCTAAAGGGGATGTTAAGGTTAAACATGGTGAAGAAACTACAGCGCAATCTGATAAGGGAACGCATTACTAGTTTCTCCCTCGAGAGAAACAGGGTCGGTGATGGGAGACTGGATCCGGCCCTGAATGATGACTTATGGAAAAAAGATTTGTTGAAATATTTACAGGACTAAAAAGAGATTATGGGTATGCTGACCCTCAGTCTGCGTACAAGGACCCCTCTACCGGCAAATTAAAAATTGAACATTTTTGGGCAAAGAAACCAGTCACAGAACAAGATTACGAAAATCATTTAAAAGGAATTAAACCAATAGGCATACAACCATGTGATGATGAAGGCATGGCTAAGTTTGGTGCAATAGATATAGATTCAAAAGCTTATGATCAATTTGATACAAGAAAATATTTAGAGATTATAGATAAAAATAAAATTCCTGTCATACCAGTAAAATCAAAAAGTGGTGGATTACATTTGTATGTTTTTACAGACAAACCTGTCAAAGCTACATTCATTAAATCATTTCTAGAAAAATTATTATATACATTTAATCTTAAGCCGAGCACAGAAGTTTATCCTAAACAAACAGAACTAGATCAAGGTGCTAACAGTACATCAGGTAACTTTATTAATTTACCATACTTCAAGAAACAAGAACGAGTTGGTCTTAACTTAGACGGCACAACATTTACATTTGAACAATTTATTAAAGTTATAGACGCAAATACAAAAACACAGGAAGAATTAAATAATTTTATAAATGATCATATTAAAAAAATTTTAACAGGTGGCAATGAAGAATTTGTAGATGGTCCACCTTGTTTACAAATTATAACTAAAGATCTATCAGCTGATAATAAGTTGGGAGATTACAGAGACAGATTCTTATACAACTACATGGTTTTTGCTAAGAAAAAATATGGTGATGTTTGGGATAAAAAGGTATTGCAAGCAGCCAGAGATTATATTGTTTATGATAATGAATGGGGTGATGAGAAAGTTAAGAAAAAAATAAAAGCGTGGGAAAAAGAAACAGCAGGACACACTTGTGATGAGGAACCTATACACGACCATTGTATGAAATCAGAGTGTGCCAAACGACAGTTTGGTTTCTTATCTGATAAGATAAAAAGATTCCCTCCACTTACAGCTTTAATCAAAATTAATTATTCTCCCGATCCAGAATTTAGATTTACAATTACATATGTAGATAAGAAAGAAGGAGAAGTCAGTAAACAAGTTATAGCAAGAGATGCCACTTACTTTACAAACCAGGATAGACTTAGAACATTGATAGCTGCACATACACCTATCTTCCCACCAAGAGTTACAAATAAAGATTATCAAATTATCATGGAAAACTTATATGAAACACAGAATGTAGAGAGTCCTCCACCTGGCACATCAGATAAAGAATTATTACAAAAACATTTAGAAGAGTATGTAACAGGTGTCCAAGCTGTAAGCGATACCTCATTTAGAAATGGTAGTACATTAATTGATGATGGCTTTGCTTATTTTGTTTTTGAACCTTTTTATAATCATCTTAAGAACAAAGAATGGAAACTAAAAATAAATAGAACGGGTAGAATGATGCAGGACTTCTTTCAAGCAGAGCTCAGTGTATCTAAAAGATATCCTAAAAAAGATTCAGATAGTAAATCAAACAATCCTGTAAGATGCGTAAAAATTTCTATGGGATATTTTGATGAAGAAGAAAATGAATTAGAGATATTGGATATGAAGGACAAGGAAGATATTCTGTGATAACTAAAATCTATGGTCCTCCAGGCACAGGTAAAACAGAAAAATTAATTAGAAGAGCGATGGCCTACATTAGAATAGGCACCCCACTAGATCAAATCGGTTACTTTGCATTTACAAGAAAAGCAGCTAACACAGCAAAGGATAGAATGTTAGAAAAGAATCCACAGTACAAAAAGAAAGATCTACCATACTTTAGAACGTTTCATTCTTTGGCTTTTCAAAAGCTGAGTCTAGACGAAAGTAAAGTTATGCAAGACTATCATTATGCAGATCTAGGTAGGATCTTAAGTATTAGAGTTAATGTAAGAAAAGATGTAGACGCATCGCCTTATTTAACTTGTGATAACGAATACTTTCAAATTATTTTAAAAGCAAAAGAAAAATGTATTTCAATTTGGGATGAGTATTGTTCAGGTGAATATTCTTCATCAGTTAGATGGGGATTGCTAGAACATATTGAAGCTAATTATAATCAATATAAAAAGAAAAATACCCTACTAAATTACTCGGATATGATAAATCAATTTGTAAACAAGCCTCATCTTTGTCCTAGC